ACCTAGACGATTGGCTCGACCATTGGGCGCGCTGGGCGGCCCGTACCCGGGAGTGCTATCCCGACGGCAATGAGGGCATCGCGGGGTCTGCGGAGTGCTCGCTATGGATTCCCTACCGCAATGGCAATGCCAGCATCGAGGAGAAGCTAGAGGAGTTGGAGGCGGCTCTGGAGCCTAATCCGCACGTTGCCGAGCGGGTGGAGCGGTGGATAACGCAGATGGGCGAGCCCATGCGTACCGCGATACGGATTGACCGCGTGGGGATGCCCGAGTCCATGCGGGTGCGGCTGCACAAGTCATTCGAGGAATGGCAGGAATGGCGCGCGAGACGGCTTAATCGGTCCCTGCGCGAACGCTATCCGGGGGTGCGGCACATCCACGCCGATGACTATGCGGAGGCCGTGGCAGGGGCGCTTCGTGGCCTACACCGGGCGATGCTGATATGGGCAAGGGGCGTATGAACCGGCCGCGACCCAAGCGCATCCCCAAGCGCGACCTTATGGCCATCATCGAACTGGCCCACCGCGAGGGCATTGGAGCGCGGCGGCTGTCGCAGTTGATCGGCTATGCCGGCGTGGATCATCTGCGACGCCAGTATCGCGCCCTAGGGCTAGCGCCATTGCCGGCCAATACCTATCGGGCGCCGAGCGTGAGACTTATCGGGCTGATCGAGTGCGTAACCTTTTTGCTTATTGCGGAACCGAAATTAAACAGGCACAGTGGGCGTGGGACAATGCGCCCAAAACAAACAGAGCCAGCCTAGTCGCTGGCTTTTTGCGTTTATGGCTGCGGACCATCGCCCAATCTACCTCACCGATTACGGCCCCCTGTTCGTGAGCGCCGCCGAACTTGGCGAGGCTGGAGTTCGCTTCCGCGCCGACGGCCGGACGATTGTTTACGATAAGCGCGGCCAGCTCTTACATGACTTCCTGACGCTATATATGCGGGACCAGCGCTTTCGCGGCGTGGCGCCCACCCCAATGCACCTCCGGAGTTAACGCATGGCACGACTTACCTCCCGCGCTCGCAAGAAACTGCCTGCGGGCGACTTTGCGGGCCCTGGTCGCAGCTACCCGATACCGGACAAGGCGCACGCCATCGCGGCCAAGAGCATGGCGGCCCGATACGCGACTCCGAGCGTACAAGCCAAGGTAGACGCCAAGGCCAATCGCGTCATCAAGGGAAAGCGGGGCTACTTGGCGTCTGACGCGGAATTATGGTTCGTGCTGGGCCGCACCTACCAGCGATGCGAGCACACGCAGGATCTGCCAGCAGACCGCCGCGTCGACTTCGATTGCGTGCTGGCCTATCTGGCGCGCAGCAAGCACAAGCTGGACCGGCGCATGGCCGAGCTATGGCACAGCGACCTGCTCATTTCGTAGCCTACCTGGGCCAAGAGGTGCGGCGGCTGCTGAGCATGGACAAGTACGAGGGGCCATATCTGACGCGGATCAGGGATGCGCAGGCCGCCCACGTGCGGCAACTACTGGAGCGCGCATGTATCTAGGCACACGCTACATTGCACCGCAGCAAGCGTGCGCGCGGGCAAAGTGGTGGCACATCGTCAGCGGGCTATGCGTATGCGAGGAGTGTCCGGGCGGCAGCTGCTTCACTCATATTCCCACACAGCCAACATTGGTATCAGCCGAGAACAATGCCATTCAAGCCGGGCCAATCAGGCAACCCTAGCGGTCGGCCTAAGGAGCACGCCCATATCAAGGCGCTGGCCCGAGAGCACACAGAGGCTGCTATTGCCGCGCTTGTGGCTGGATTGAGCGACGACAACGGGCGGACGCGCATTGCTGCGGCTGAAGCATTGCTGGACCGTGGCTACGGCAAGCCTGCCCAAGCTATCAGCGGCGATCCTGACGCACCCCCGGTAGCGCTACAGATCAAGTGGGCCAAGCCTGAATAGCGTTGACGTAGTAATCCCCTACGCACCGCGCCCACTCCAGTTAGCTATCCATGAGCAGCTCGACGCCAACCGTTTCGGCGTCGTCGTCTGTCATCGCAGGTTCGGTAAGACTGTCCTAGCCATCAACCACGCGCTACGCGGTGCCCTGACCTGCGAGCGCGAACGACCGCGGTTCGGCTATTTGGCCCCGACCTATCGGCAGGCCAAGGCGATCGCCTGGGACTACGCCAAGCATTACGCCAGAGCCGTGCCCGGCACCACGTTCAACGAGGCCGAGCTGCGGGTCGATCTGCCTAATGGCGGGCAGGTCCGACTCTACGGAGGGGACAACCCCGACGCGCTGCGCGGCATCTATCTGGATGGCATCGTGCTCGACGAGTTCGGGTTGATGCAGGGCAAGGTCTGGTCGGAGGTTATCAGACCGGCGTTGGCTGACCGGCAGGGCTGGGCGCTATTCATTGGCACACCCAATGGACGTAACGCCTTCTGGGAAATGCGCGACTTCGCTGCGCGCACACCGGGGCTGACCTATCCCGACGAGGACGGCCCGCATCCGTCGGGCTGGTTCCTGGCCGAGTACAAGGCGAGCCAGACAGGATTATTGCCCGAGAGTGAGCTAGCCAGTGCTCGCGGCACGATGAGCGAGGACGCCTACGCGCAGGAGTTTGAATGCTCCTTTGAGGCCAGCGCTCGCGGGGCCGTGTACGCCAAGGAGTTCGCCTACCTGCGCTCAGAGAAGCGCATCTGCCGGGTGCCATGGGAACCCGCCGTACCTGTGCATACGGCGTGGGACTTAGGTATGGGCGACGCGACGGCTATCTGGTGCATCCAGATGGCGAACAACGAGGCCCGCTGCATCGACTACTACGAGGCCATTGGCGAGTCACTTGACCACTACGTCAACTGGTTACAGGCCAAGCCTTACACCTACGGGCGCCACATCCTGCCGCATGACGCGCAGGTAAGGGAGCTTGGCACGGGTCGTAGTCGCGTCGAGATCCTGACCGGGCTCGGCGTCAAGGCGGAGGTATGCCCGAATCTTAGACTCGATGACGGCATCGAGGCTACGCGGCTATTCCTCAAGCGCTGCTGGTTCGATGAGGCCAAGTGCAAGCGCGGCATTGATGCCTTGCAGAACTATCACCGGGACGAGAACACGCGCACGGGCGAGCTACGCACCGAGCCTGTGCATGACTGGTCCAGCCACGGGTCCGACGCCTTCCGCTACGGCGCGATTGCGCTGAAGCAGGAAGAAAAGATGAAACCACTCCGAGTGAACACTAAATGGATTGTCTGACGCATGGCTGACGACTTGCCCGAGCCGCTCGGCAAGATGACCGAGGAGGATCTGGTTGCCCTCCTGCGTCGTGAGCGCAGATCGGCCCGCGATTTCGTCATCGGCCAAGTCGGGCGCGAGCGTCGGATTGCGTATGAGTATTACTACGGCAAGCTATTCGGCAATGAGGAGGACGGGCGTAGTCAAGTGGTAAGTCAGGTGGTGTCCGAGGTGATCGACACCGCATTGCCCGACATCATCAAGATATTCGCCGGCAGTGATGCCGCAGTCCAATGCACGCCCCGCCACGAGGAGGACGTAGGCGCAGCCGAGCAGGCGACGGATTTGTGCAATTACGTGTTTTGGACGCAGAACAACGGCTTCCTGCTGATGTACGAGGGCATCAAGGATGCTCTGCTGCAAAAGACAGGCATCTGGAAGTATTACTGGGACGAGGAAACGAAGGTTGGCGAGGAGGTCTACAACGGCCTGACGCTTGACCAGGTGACGATGCTGCAAAGCGATCCGCAGGTCGAGATCGTTGCAGCCACGCCTCGGCCCGATCCGTCGATGCAGCAGATGGGCGGCCAGCCTCCCATGCCTGCGGGTCCGCCGCAGCCCCCAATGGGGCAGCCTGGGCAACCGGCTCCTCCAGGCCCAATGCAGGCGCCCGGCGCACCGCCGATGCAGCCGCCGCCCGGCTTCGGCATGGTCTATGACGTTCGGCTGCGTCGCACCAAGACCGAGGGACAGGTTCGCATCGTCTGCGTCCCGCCCGAGGAAGTGCTTGTATCGCCTCGTGCTCGGTCAGTCGATACGCAGCAAATCCCCTACATCGGCACGCGCACTCGTAAGACGCGCTCCGATCTGGTGGCGATGGGCTATCCGCTCTCCGTGGTGCGCGACCTGAAGGATTCAGGGGCTAGCGAGGGGGACGACTTGCAAGAGGTCAGATCGGCCCGGATTCAGCGTAACGGCAGCGTCGAATATATCGACGAGGACCGCGAGGACTTCGCCAATCCGATGATGCGCGAGGTCTGGTACTGCGAGGAATACATCCTCGTGGACTATGACGACGATGGAATTGCGGAACGTCGGGCGATATGCAGCGTGGGCGACACGATCCTGCATAACGAGGTCATCGAGCGCGTGCCGATGGCGGTCATCACGCCCAAGATCATGCCGCACGAGTTCTACGGCATCAGCCTTGCGGACGATACCGCCGATCTGCAACTGCTGAAATCGACGCTCTGGCGGCAGACGCTCGATAACCTGTATCTCACCAACACGCCGCAACAGTTCGTGGTGGGCAAGGTCGATCTGGATGCGCTGCTGAACCCGGTTCCGGGCGGGGTTGTACGTGGCGATCTGGGCTCGGAAGTGACGCCGCTGTCGGTGCAGTTCATGGCCGGCAACAGCTTCCAGATGATCGAGTTTCTGGAGCAGGAAGTCTCCGCCCGCTCTGGGGTTGATCGTCAGGCATTCAGCCCGAGCCTTAACCCCGATGTGCTCACGCAGACAGTTGGGGGCGCGAACATTGCGCTCAACAAGTCGCAGGCTCGGATCGAGCTGATCGCGCGCACGTTTGCGGAAACCGGGATCGTTGAACTGTTCCGGGGGATTCTGTGGCTGCTGGCCAAGCATCAAGACAAGGCCATGACGCTGCGGATGCGCAACAAGTTCGTGACCATCGACCCTCGGGCATGGTCCACGGAGTACGACTTCACGGTCCATGTGGGATTGGGGACGGGCAGCAAGGACCAGCAGTTGCAGCACATCACGGTGTTGGACGGGATACTGGAAAAGCTCGGCCCGATGGGGCTCGTCACGCCCAAGAACGCGTACAACCTGGGCGCGCAAGCCTGCAAGTTGCTCGGGTTTCAGGATGTGTCGTCGTTCCTGACCGATCCCACTGCACCACCGGACCCGGCGAATCCGAAGCCGCCGCCGTCACCCCCGCCCGAGGTCATGGTGGCGCAGATCAAGGCGCAGAACGACGCGCAGCAGGCGCAGATGAAGGTGCAGGTGGATTCGCAGGTGCAGGCGGCGCGGATGCAGGCCGATCTCCAGATCGAGCAGGCCAAGATGCAGGCGCAGCAAGCCCGAGAGGCGGCGCAGATGGAGGCCGACCTGCATACCCAGCAGCAGAAAGCGCAGATGGACGCGGCGCTGGAGATGGAAAAGACGCGCCTGCAACTGGCGCAACAGGCCGCGCTAGCCCAACAGGAGCAGGAAAACGCGCTCCAGATCGAGCACATCAAGGCCGCCGCGCAGATCGAGGTCGCGCGCATCACGGCATCAGTCGGGGACGGAGAGAACATGGCAAAGGCGAACGCGGACGCGGCAGGTATGCCGAACGCTGCCGACGATGTTAAGCAACTGCGGGACGAGATGGCGCAGCACTTC